AGGAACTTGAGAATGCTGTTCTTTCAATGGAAGTTATGCCATCTATGCGATGCTTGATGACTGCTGGTGAAGCACTCAAGAAAGAGAATGTTGCTGGATATAATTGTCTAGCATCAGAAACTAATGTTACAACCAAAGAATATGGTTTTGTTCCTATTGGTTCGTTGGTTGGCAAGAATGTTTCTGTTCTTAACTCTGATGGCAAATGGTCAGAAACTACTGTTGAAACTTTCGGTCAACAGAACTTAATGAAAGTATATTTTTCGTATACAGGATACAATGGCAAAGAAACCGTATATGCAACATCAAATCATGATTGGATTGTCGATAATCAAAGAATTCAAACTAAAAATTTAAAGAAAGGAATGAAAATTCCTTTTGTTCTCAGGCAAAGACTACCTGTATATAATGATATTGATTATAAACTTGGTATTATTCATGGATTAATTTATGGTGATGGTACACGAACAAATTATAAAAGAGGCGGAGAATATAATACTATTTCTTGTGAAAGAACTAAAGGCTACATGATACGTTTGTGTTCTGATCAAAAAGATATTCTTCCTTATTTTGATGGATATACAGTTTCATATCCAAAATCATATAATGGAGATCCTGTAATTTATCTATATGATAATTTTGCAAAGACACATTCTCTGAAAGAACTACCATCAGAAAATGAGACAGAAAGTTATATGGTTGGTTTTTTCCGTGGTTGGTTGGCAGCAGACGGATCTGTTGATAAAAAACAAGTTAGTATTTGTGTTGGTTCAGAAGAAGAACATTGGCTCAGAAGAATTATGCCAAAATATGGAGTGTATTTTTCAGGTTCTCATATCCTTCCTTCACAAACAAATTTAGGTAATCGAAAGAAAGATTCACGAAATTTAAAGATTTGGAATTATTCATTGACCAAAGATGATTTTATTATTGAAAGAAAACGCAACAATTTTACTCCATGGAAAATGGAAAGAACAGTTGTCGGTATTCAACAAACTAATAGAACAGAAGAAGTGTATTGTGTGAATGTTCCAAAATATCATAATTTTGTAATTGAAAGAGGAATTTTGACAGGTAATTGTTCCTATGTTGCAGTAGATAACCCACGATCATTTGATGAGATTCTTTATATTCTCATGAATGGTACTGGTGTAGGTTTCTCTGTTGAACAAAAGTATGTGGATCAACTTCCACTTGTAGCAGAAGAACTCCATGATACTGATACTGTTATTATGGTAGCAGATTCAAAACTCGGTTGGGCTAAGGCCCTCAAAGAACTTCTACAGTTGCTTTATGCTGGTCAGATTCCTAAGTGGGATGTATCTAAAGTTCGTCCTGCAGGTACACCACTCAAGACATTTGGTGGTCGTGCATCTGGTCCTGAACCACTTGTTTCTTTGTTTCAGTTCTGTACTACAATCTTCAAGCGTGCTGCTGGTCGCAGACTAACAACGCTGGAGTGTCATGACATTGTTTGCAAGATCGCTGAAATCGTTGTGGTTGGTGGTGTTCGTCGGTCTGCTCTTATTTCTTTGTCCGATCTATCGGATGACCGTATGCGTGTGGCTAAGTCGGGTGCATGGTGGGAAGATAATGTTCAACGTGCTCTAGCCAACAACTCTTTCGTTGCTAAAGAGAAGATCGACGTTGGTGTATTCATGAAGGAATGGCTATCACTCTATGAGTCAAAGTCTGGTGAACGTGGCATCTTTTCACGGACAGCATCACAAGCACAAGCAGAGAAGTTTGGTCGGCGTGATCCTAATCATGATTTTGGTACCAATCCATGTTCCGAAATCATTCTCCGTTCACGGCAGTTCTGCAACCTTACTGAGGTTATCGTTCGTGCGCAAGATGATATGCAAGACCTTGCACGGAAAGTCAAACTTGCAACCATTCTTGGGACCATGCAGTCAACTCTAACCAACTTCAAATACATCTCTAAGAAGTGGAAAGAGAATTGCGAAGAAGAACGTTTGCTTGGCGTGTCTATGACTGGTATTCTTGACTGTCAATATACCAATGGTAAGGCAAATGGACAACTAGAATCATATCTCATGACCCTTCGTGAAGTCGCACAAAGAACTAATGCAGAATGGGCTGCTATGATTGGTATTCCTGTTTCTGCTGCTGTTACTTGTGTCAAGCCTTCTGGTACAGTTTCTTCTCTTACAGATACAGCATCAGGCATTCATGCTAGACATGCCCCATTCTATATCAGAACCGTAAGAGCAGATAAAAAAGACCCACTTGCAAAACTAATGGTTGATATGGGATTCCCTGTTGAAGATGATGTAACAAAACCAGATCATACATATGTTTTTTCATTTCCTATGAAATCACCAAACAACTCTGTTTTCAGAAAAGACATGTCTGCTATTGAACAACTTGAACTATGGTTGACATATCAAAGGCACTGGACGGAACATAAGCCTTCAATCACTGTTTCAGTGAAAGAACATGAATGGCCAGAAGTTGGTGCTTGGGTTTGGAAAAACTATGATGAAATAAGTGGCGTATCATTTTTGCCGTTCAGTGATAGTTCATATAAACAAATGCCATTTCAAGATTGTACTGAAGAAGAATATAATGCATTTCTTGAGAAAATGCCTAAAGAAGTAGATTGGTCCAGACTTGCAGAATATGAAAATGAAGACATGACTGAAGGCGTTCAAATGTTGAGTTGTTCAGCCGCTGGAGGATGTGATATATAAAATACATATATAACACGACAACAGAAGGAGGGGTTATCCCCTCTTTCTTACATAAGAGGTATTTTGCAAATGTCAAAGGAAGTTGAAAACAAAGTATGTGCTGAATGTGAATCTACATACAGATTAGTTTATGACTTAACAGAAACTTCTGGATTTGGAAAATTTTGTCCATTCTGTTCTACCGAAGTGAATACGGAAGAATATGTTGATGAAGACATAGAAGAGTAACTACATACTCCATATATTCTTATGGAGAGCATTATGTGGTTATATCAGGGAAAAGAGATTGATGATAATGTCATTAACGAATATGTGGGGTTTGTTTACATTATTCAGAATCTATTAACACAAAGAAAATATATCGGGAAGAAGCTTTTCAAGTTTCAAAAAACCAAGAAAGTGAATGGTCGCAAACGAAAAATTAAATTCGAAAGTGATTGGAAAACATATTATGGTTCTAATAAGATACTGTTAGAAGATGTCAAGCAACTTGGTGAGCAACACTTTAGTAGAGAAATTCTTCATCTATGTAAGTCTAAAGGTACTGCCAACTATCTTGAGTTGAAGCAACAAATACTTCATGAAGCACTGGAGTCAGACCAGTATTACAATAATCAAATCCATGTCCGCGTTCACAGATCGCATATCAAGATATGAGGTTCTTGCATACCAGTTATTCAAAAATAGTGCTTGCATCGAGCCCAACCATGCTATAGTATGCTTGCAAGATGAAAGGAAGTGACATGGAACAGATCATAGCAAGTGTGTTCATCCTACTGACCGCAGCAGGAATCTTCGTGACCATAACTATGCTTTACCTTGCATGGCGTGACTACAACGGAGGGAACTGAGCATGATGACCAAGCAGAATGTTGCCGACGTGCTTATGCATACGTCTCGTGATGTTCTGTATCAGATTGTGTATGATGCATATAAGGATCAGTATAATGTTCATCCTTGCCATATGTATAACTGTACTGTGGCTGAGCTTGCATCGTGGTACCTGAGTCACTATCGCTGGGACGAAAAGAACCAATGCTGGGAATCTAAGATTCCATTTGACAATGATGATGACTCCCTGTATGCTTCATAGAAAGATAAATACAACTATTACAGACAATTCGGATGATGGCCATGTATGAATTTTTAGAATTTTTAAACTACATGGCGTCACTTTTTGTCATCATGTGTGTATTTATCTTTCTGATCCTCTTAACAATAGGTGCACTATGAATAACGGATATCAAACTGCCCTTTGGATACTTTTAGCATATGTTTTCCTCTGCACCGTTGGACCTTTATTCCTCATCGCTCTAGGCATCTTCTGAGGTTATCTTGGCTCTCATCTATACCTACCAATCTTCAGGCAAGCGCAAGCTCGCACAGACAAAGCGTCTGCAAAAAGCAAAGGACAAACATGTTCGTTTCCTTGCATCAATGGGCATTACAGCAGCCAAAAAGCGCCAAAAGCGTCTAAATAATCCTGACAACATGCCCGACTTGACAATTGACAAAAACCCTGTACCATTATCCAATTCTATTCCTGGCAATGGATACAAGAAATCTGTCGAGGACTACAAGTGGCGCAAAGATCGTATTGAAAGTCAGAAAGAAATTGTCGAGGCTGAACGCAAGAAAAAAAGAGTGTCTATTCCTTATAACAAAGGTCCAGTGATGCTGTTGACGGAGAGTGATGATCCTGCATCACTGGGTCGTAAAGTGTAAATAGTGTTTATTACGGAGACATGATATGGACGAAACTGTAGTTCTTTATAGCAAGGACTCCTGTCCTTGGTGTGATCGTGCTAAAGAACTTTTACAATCCAAAAATATCACATACACGGAACTCAAGTTCAATGTGGACTTCACTCGTGAGCAACTAGCAGAAAAACTTCCAGATAAAGCAAACAGATTGACGCTGCCACAAATCTTTATTGATGGTGAAAATATTGGTGGTTATGAGGATCTGCGTGACTATATAAGTTTGATTACCCAGATTGATGCGTTGAAGCAGCAAATTAAGAA